TTGTCAGTGATCTCCTTGTAAATATCAATCGCCATTGCTATACTCCTTGTTAGTTCAAATACGCCATTGGACTATCACCAGCCCCTACTCTGTACCATCGCACTCTGCATGGATCATCACACCGGCCAGAATGGATACCACCACTCGCCATTTGAGTTTGGCGAGAAGTATGGCTCTCAATTGGCATTGCTTCAGCTGCAAGACACTGAAATAGCGGAATATTGCAAGTTATGGGGGATCCCGCCACCAGCCAAAGCACGATAACCCGCTCAGAGGGGCCACAACAGGGATTTCTAGCTACTTTCTCGCTTTACCCTACACCCTGCTATCCCTGAGCGATTCGAGCGCTCTAATCGCCTTATATTCGCAGGCAAGAAAAAACCCGCACGAGGCGGGCTGGTGTGGTAGTCCTGATTCGCTACCTATGAATACTTGCCGATATAGCAATAGTTGTTGTATTGCTCTGAATGAATCTCTCCGGCCTTACAGAGAGAGTCTGACCAGTCGTTGAAAGCCTCATTGATGGCAACCGTGTCGTTCTCGCTATACTGGTCAATCACCATTTGCACAATCTCTCCGTCGAATCGCGCTGATAGCGTCTCCTCTGAGTCGATCAAGCCGTTATCGGTTGCCCATTCCTCGATGATTTCGAGAGTGCTATAATTGTTAAAATTCATTGTTCTATTCCTTGTTAGAAATCCACAAAAATGATTGATTCGGTAGTTTCACCGGCAACAATGGTTCGTTCGTTCAACCATTCCACCAAGTTTTCCTGTTCGTCTTTTGGCACATCGTAGCTATCAATAATTTCCTCGTGGGTCAATTCGCTCCACCCACAACAGATGGCGATAACATCCAGCTCTGTCTCCTCGCCGGTACTCGCCTCGTACTCCTCAAACCAGTCGAAGAGTATCTCTAATCCCTGATAACTGAAATTATCAGGTCGAATTTGCGTGAAAGCGTCGCGAAAATCATAAAGGTTAATTGTATTTTTCATTGTTTATTCTCCGTTATGCGTGAAAAGTTAGAAAAATCAGATTGACGTACTTATCAACAATCTCTCGCGGCACAATACCCTTTAATTCTCTTTCGGCGTGAGAATGTAGATGGCTCTGTATGGTAGGGATCAACCGCTCTTTCATCTCGATGTTGTCGATTTCAGCGGTCAGATACTCAAAACCTTCTGCCATAACGTTTATAAGTTTTTTGCCATATGTGTTGCTGTATCGATTCATTGTTCCGCCCTCTTTGAAAGCCTGTTCCTTCTTGTAATAACGTAATCAAGTTGGTCGATAGCATTTGTGACAATAGGCTCCCCCATTTCCATGTTGTGCGCATGAAAATCAAATATCGGCGTGTTGTTCGGTACTTCCTTCAATAGCTCAATTATTTTATTCATGCACTCTATCTGCTGGGCGTCGGTTGCAAAATTCCAGTCGATAGAATTCTGCAATTCGTCGTATTTTCTTGCTATCTTGTTATCTGCTATTTTCATTGTTCATTCTCCATTTAGTCTAGGATCATACGAACGCCTGGGGGGTTTCCCAGACTTTTTTTGCTACATCAGGGGCGCACCACTCTCCGATAACACAGCCGGAGAATGCGTCATAAATGATGGCGCACCCATCGCACAACTCTACTTCTACCTCTATCAGCGGCATTGACGCTGAAGAGTTGTCGATAAGGTTAATTGTCTTTTGTTCTTGTTCATTCATTTCGTTTCTCCTATAGAGATTGTTGATTGATTAGGTAGTCAGTTTATAGTCTTGACTAGGACTCTAGGAGGATCAGTACTTGCTGAGGACTGCATCAGCGTCTGTCGCTGCCTGTGTCTTCGTCTTATCGAAGGTGCTAGAAGGTGCTGGCATGATGTAGTCTGAACCAGTTACCTCTTTGTATGCTTCTTTGACGTTGTTGGAGTATTCGATAAGAGACTCATGTTGAGTCTCAAGAGTCTGAATGAACTTGACTTTATTCTCCATCAGATTGGATTGAGGTTCAGAGCCATTGTATTCATTTCGGAGATCTCGTAGTTGTGAGACTACATCTGAGATCTTCTTTGAAGTGAACTTTTCTTGTTTGATTGCGGAGTATGCCATCCCACTGAGGATGCTACCTTGAGTGTACTCGGGCATATCGGCTACGATCTTGATGATTGCTGTTACTTTTCTTTTCATGTCATTTCTCCTAGTTGATTTGAAGTGAGAGGTTGTTCCTCTCGCCCCCATAACTAACGACTGAGGATAGATTGTCAACGAGCGAAGCCGAGTACACGGTTATGCGGCACGCAGGCAAGGGAAGTTGACAAGATTGACGAAGGAGTTAGCAGAGGCTCTGAGAGGCGTTGTGCCTAGAGATAAGGGAAAGGGGTAGGTATATGCACTGGGGGCATAAGAGAGGGACAGACACGACCAAGGAGTAACTGGGTTAATGACTGAAATTAAAGTAACACTGAGTCAGTAGAAGGTATGACTGAATCATGGGGAGTACCGCAAGTGGGGTGGTATACGGTTTATTTATACTTTATTGTTCTGTTATAAGATCTCTTTAGTGGAACACCGAGCTTCAGTGTGTATACTGTATCTATACCTGATGTAAAAGATCATGGGCGCTGCAAGTTCAGGCTAATAACCTGAAAATCGTACTGAAGCTCTTACGACCCACAGCGTATCCACATAGGTATAGGATTGGAGTACCGTAAGTTAAGTACCTAGTAGACTGGGCCACGGGAAATTCTATGATCTTACCCAGTAGAGCAGTAGCAAGTGAGAAACTTCTACGAAGTAGCACATACCTCTCTCTACCACCGGTTATCAACCAGTTACCTACTATCAAGGTACCAGCGGGTTAGAGCTTTTATCGTTTAATGTAAATCAAGCGGGTACCACAAGGTCATTAAGCCAAGGCGTCAACAGGATTGCACTTCATTGCTAGAGCGCCTCATGATTAACTTGTATTGACTTACATTAACCTTAGTTATACTCTAGTGAGCATGGATAACGAGATCGTAACGTATCAAGCAGAAGTACCTCAGATCGATGAGAGTAAGCTGCCTACTTATGTTGATGAGAATGGAAAGAAGAAGATGCTCGTCAATGCCAAGCAAGCACAGATTGTTGAGCTTGTTTCAGTTCAAGGTAGAACACAAGCTGAGGCTGCTCAGATATTGAATTGTGACCCCGGAACAATAGCTTATCACCTGAGAAAGAAACAGGTGAAAGAGTATCAGGGTATGTTGGTTCAGGATAAACTGAGCAGTATTGCGGTTTCTGCTACCTCAAAACTCGGTGATTTGCTTCACCATAAATCCGGTTATATTAACATTGAAGCAATTAAGCTAATCTTTAATGCTTCGGGAATCAGTAATGATAACAAGGGCTTACAGGTGAACACTTCAGGTCAGACAGTTGTCAATATTGACTTGGGGGGTTAAAAATAAGGCCGTTGATATGTGATTACGTCCACCTCTCATATAATTCTCTTCAAAAAGTATTTTCACACCACAAAGGTATTTAAGCTATGGAATTGGTATCAGATGTAAAGAAGAAGGTTACAGAGATCTCTAAGAGGTTGAACAAGGATATGGATGGGTTCAATCATTTGGATACTATTCATAGGCACTTGGATGATGTGTTGCAGGTTATTCAGTATATGGAAGATAAGATTTCTCTTAGAGAGGCTAAGTCACTGCCTGAGATAAAGGAGAAAGTCTCCAAGAAAAAATCTGTTAAGACTGAGAAAGTAGACTTTGATTCCTAGTGGCTAAGAATGAGATCAACTTCAAACCGGACGGAGAGGTTCTGCGTCACTTTATGCTTGACGACAGATTTGTACGGGGAATCCGTGGGCCTGTAGGTAGTGGTAAGAGTGTTGGGTGCTGCATCGAACTGTTTAGACGCGCCTCTCAGCAGGAGCCTAATAAGCAAGGCATTAGGAAGAGTCGATGGGCTGTGGTTAGAAATACCAACCCACAGCTTAAAACCACTACTATTAAGACTTGGTTGGATTGGTTTCCAGAAGAGACCTTTGGTAAGTTCACTTGGAGCGTTCCATATACACATAATGTAGTTCTCAATGATATTGAGATGGAAGTAGTGTTTCTGGCGCTTGATAGACCAGAAGATGTACGGAAACTACTCTCCTTGGATCTTACTGGGGTCTGGGTGAATGAGGCTAGAGAGGTAGCCAAGACTATTATTGATGCTTGTACCATGCGAGCAGGGCGTTATCCTTCTATGAAGGATGGTGGTCCTACATGGTATGGGGTAATCATGGATACCAATGCTCCAGAGGACGATCACTGGTGGCCTATTATGTCTGGGGAATCACCTCCTCCTGATTACATTACTCCAGAAGAGAGACTTACCCTTGTTAAGCCTGATGATTGGATGTTCTATACCCAACCTCCGGGGATGCTGGAGGAGAAGACTGATGAGGGTGAGGTTACTGGGTATGAGTTGAGTCCTCTAGCTGAGAATTACAGTAATCTACCTCCAAGCTACTACCCTAGAATCATTACAGGTAAGGCTAAGAGCTGGATTGATGTCTATGTTCTGAATAAGTTGGGGTCTGTAGAGGATGGTAAGCAGGTTTATCCTATGTTCAATGAGGGTACGCACGTTGCTAAAGAACATATCGAGCTTAACCCTGACCTTCCTGTATATATTGGTATTGATTTCGGTCTCACTCCTTCTGCTGCTTTCGGGCAGCGTGGTCCTACTGGTCGCTGGTATGTATTCAGGGAGCTTGTTGCTACTGATATGGGGGCGCTCAAGTTTGCTGAGATCCTGAGAAACGAGATCTCCATGATCTGCCCGAACAATGAACTCAAGATCTATGGTGACCCTGCTGGCGATCATAGAGCGCAGTCTAATGAGTCCACTCCATTCCAGATGATGAGAAGCCAAGGTATTCAAGCTGTACCTGCGCCATCAAATGATCCTGTAGTACGGATTGAAGCTGTACAAAATGTCCTGAATCGTATGGTTGATGGTAAAGCAGGGTTCCTAATTGCCTCTGAATGCAAGATGCTGGTCAAAGGATTCCGTTCTGGCTATCAATATAAGAGGGTAGGGATAAGCGGGGAGGCTAGATATGAAGAGAAACCCTCCAAAAACAAGTATTCTCACGTTGCAGACGCTTTACAGTACATGATGATCGGTGCTGGAGAGGGTAGAGAGGTACTGAGAGGCAATAAAAAGGGTGCTACCGTAGGTAATGCTCGTCCTAAACACCACAATCCTTTCGATGGCAGAGCCGGATTCAAGCGACAGCGTGGGTGGGGACAGATTGGAACGCGATAACGACCTTGTAGAACCATGCGGTCCTGCTGAATGGCAGGTATTCTTTGCTGACAGGGACGATCTATACTGGTTTGATTGGCTATTCCATACTAGAAAAGGGTTTAGACACTGCTTTGTAGTAGGCTATCAGCCTAAATCCTATCAATATATTTTATTAGATTGGCAAGGTCATAAGCTAACCTTAGAGATATTGCATCCATATAGGTATCAGCAGCTAATTGAGTCTCTTGAAGAGAAACAACACACGATTGTTACCTATCGACCCAATGTAGATGATGAGTCGATTTCCCTATTGCG